CATACTTACTAAATGCTGAAACCAGACCACGGGTAGTGGCATTCTCTCTCACTTCAAAAGTCACATCTTCATCAGTATCTAATGCTTCAGTTTTCAACAAATAGTATTCATCAAAACCGGCATTCTTAACAGTCAATGATTTGTTCTTGCGGAACTCTGCTTTGATTTTATCGTGTAACATATAATTGTTAGGATAAAAATGATGTAGTTCACGACCCAATTCACGGCCAGCCAATACATAGAAACCAACAATGTTACAATTAGTTCTTGCCTTCAACATCTTTATATATGATGCTGTCAACTCACGACTGTATGCGTTATCAACAAATTCTTGATGTTTAGTAATTGGATCACGAATGACCATCTTACGTTGAGCCCGCCAATCGATTGCATCATAATCAATCTGTTTGTTGGTTGTACCATCTCTCATATTACCTTTGTCATCTTTGTAAAATACTTCTTTATTACTATGGCCTTCACCATCAGTTAGAAATACAGTATTTACAATCTGTAACTTATATTGTTTCTGAAATTCAGGAACAATCGTCATAGCAGAGATAACAGCTTCATTCAAAGGTGTACCGCCTTTTTGGAACCAGTTTGGTTTCCAGCCACGGCGTAACTCGGACATCTGAACTAAGGCAGAACCGGCATATGTGAATTCAGCCGCAGTCATCTTACTTGATAACAGATTCAATAATTTGAACCGATGCATCACAATATCACCTTCAACTAAAGGTTGTTGGTACGGTTCATCATATTCACAAGAGAAAGCATATACATCATAAGGAATATTTACCTTCTTGCAGAACATTACCAAATTGATTAATTGCTTGACGGTATTTTCTAAGTGATTAGACATAGAACCAGACCAGTCAAGGAACATAACAAGACCGTGTGATTTAGCACCAGGAACAATTGTCATCTTTTTAAAGATATCATCGGTTAACTGATAAGAATAAATCTTACTCATATTCAAATCACCAGTTTTGGCAATACTTGCACGTTTCAGCTGGTCGGCATTTTTACGCAATTCGAATTCTTTGGCAAGATAACCAACAACTTTCTTAGAATCATTACGCAACTTCATAAACTTCTCGGTGTCAATACCCCGTTTGTATGCGTAAGGGTTTTCAGCATCTACACGAAAACGTTTCCATAAAGTCTTGTGGGGTACAATTGCATCAGCAAGGTTAATTTTAGGAATGTTACCATAGTAATGTGTACTACCATCAGTAGCATATAACTTCTTCTCATTCTTACGGAATGCCTCATCTGTATAAGATTTGGTTTCTAACGCTTCGTGTTCAGAAATTTCGGCACCACCAGCTTCATGATGGCCATCAGATTCTAAATCTTTATCTTCATCTTTTGCATTTGGATATTCTTCGCCAGAATTACCATCTTGACGATTTTCTTCATTTTCATCAAATTCATCAGAATCATCATAACCATCGGCATCGATGCCTTCATAATCACCATCTTCATCTTCTTCAAATTCTTCTGGATGATTTTTTCGATGTTCTTCGGCTTGTTTCTTCATGTAATCAGAAACGAGGCGAGCAACCTTCATCACATCATCGTAGGTCTCGGTACCTTCAATCATGTGAACGAGGGTTTGCTCATAGGGGGTAAATTTGATACCTTGTGTTGCGCCGCCTTTAGTATAAAGGTTAACACGGTCAATAAAGTTCAAATCGTTAAGGTCTGTACCAGCAGTACCAAAGAAATCTTTATCAATTAATTCTTTGTACGCACGGATAAAACTGGAACGAATTCCAGGATATTTGTTTTTGACTTTTTTCTCAATACGAGCATCTTCACACACATTCATAATGCCAGATGGAATCTTTTCTTCGTGAGCTTTAATTAAACCATCAAGAGGAGTGTAAAGTGCATGGCCAACTTCGTGACCCATGAAAAGGTCATAAAGGTAACCAGAAATGTTTTTGTCTAATACAGGTACCGTCAATACACGGTTTTTGACATCGAATGACGCAGTTGATACATTGCGTTGTTCGACAATAAGATTTTCTGTTGCCATAAGTTTGGCAAGTAGTGATTTTGATTGAATAAGTTCCATATAATCTCCGAGTTAATAGAACCATTATACGCTATATATCGCTTACCGTCAAGTAGTTTCGGGAAAAGCGTTGTTTTTTAGCAACATAATGATTATTCGTATAATTCCTTGCGTTTTTGGTAGTCGGCCTGATCTTTTTCATGCAAGGAAAGTACTGCCCACTTGCGAGTTACTAAATCCAAGTGCTTCCAATCAGGAATTTCTGCATCCTGCACATTGGCATCGAGCCAAATGTAATGTCCAATATCACTCATATGATTTTCCTTGACTTTTTTCGAAAAAATTCTGTTCAATTGCAGCTGCCAACTTGTCGGCAAGCTTCGGATCGAACTTTACTAAAAAATACGCAACATCTTCTGTTGGTACATGACGCAAGTTGAACATAATATTGTCAATTCCTTGCAAAATTTGTGTTTCTTCGTGTTTTGCTAGCATAATCACCTTACTGTAGTGTGTCATTTTGCTCGGAAGCGACTGTACTGCCTCTTTCTTTCGCAATTCCGACTGATTTTAACCATTCCAACTCAATTTTGAGTTCCGATTCTGATAAAGCTTTGAGATAATGTTCATATTCTTCCCAATCCAAATTACTAATCGTCATCTTCTCATACTCGCAATCTCTTTTGCTTCATTATCTGTAAAAATTGGCACAGCATTTGACTTGTGCATCGTACCAATACCTTTAATCTTTGCTCCTGTGTAAGAATTTCCGAATTTCTTAGTACAAGCGATAAAACCAGTATCTAAGGACGCAAGACGAGGAGTTTCTCGACCTGCAGGAATGGAAAACATTGGAGTTATTTTGGAAAACTTCGTGGATTTATTTCTACTGAAATTGGTAGACATTGAATTGATAGACCTTAACCATTGATCTTTTTGCTCTTGTTGAGCTTTAGTTAATTTCTTGGGTTTAGATTTGGGAATATAACCATATATCATAATAATGAGTTCTCCGTGACTGAAGAACCATTATCTCATAATTACAAGCTGGTGTCAAGTGCTTTGTTGCTAGGATACAACACTATTACCAATACCTCATATCAAAGGCGGACATACCTACTTATGCCAAAATTATCTATGTTGCTGAGTTTTTTCTGGTAAACTTGTATCTTCAAGGTCACTTAGTAACTCTTCTACATTCCTATTCTTCAATTTCTTAATTTCGGAATGCTCATTACGATGTTTTCGTTTTGGCATATAAATGTAATCTTCATTATAATCTTGGTTCTTACGGAACTTACCTACAAACTTTGTCACTTCAATCTCCTATTTCATGGTTTCAAAGGTTATGCCTCTAATCTTAGTTTCAGGCATATTATGCATATCCTCTTCCGAAATATAGGTAATATCGGCATGAGGATAACAAATTTTTACGATTTTGAGTAATTGGCAGACGGTGCCATCGGAATCATTGAATGTAAACACTTCATCTACACATTTTAAATGTTGTATGATATTTTTACGAGCAGGATAATCTTGTACATAACCACCTTCAGACCAAGCCATCCACCAGTCTGAATGAACACCAACGATAAGCCAATCACCTTTCGACCTACATCTTTTCAAGAAGTTTAACTCTTGATTAGATAATGGGTCAAAAGTACCACAAGTAATTATTATTCTATCTTTTCGACTTATCATGGTATAAGATCGGGGAATGCCTCTTTAACAAATTTGTAAGTTAAACCTTTAACGCCTAAATCTTTTCTTAGAATACCACCAACAACTTCTGCTTCACGGGGTTCTATTGATTCAATCAACTGCAATAATAATTGTTTTCTCTTTTCTTGTGTCAATTGTTCAGCGGATGGATGTCCTTTTTTGAACAAATACAACTTACGAATCTCTGTTGACAATTGGCACGGTGAAATGCCGGGAAGAGTATGTGGAATTTTATATTCCGCAGGAATATCATCAATCAACCATTCATGTGTTGGATGAAATGCCAACTCTAATACCTGTACCAATGTCTGAGAAAGATTCTTCTCAATTACTGCCATTTTGGCTTTTTTGCCATCAGCCTCTTCAAATTCATCAAATACTTCATAAATGTTTTTCATTAGAATTCCTCTATCACTTCCATTAAGTTTTTCAGTTTATGTTCAATAAAATAATTCAACAATTTACCTTTAGCAGGTTTTGTTTCTTCATAGGTATTTATAATCTTTTCTCTTATCTCTTTTGGAGTAAAAGATAGGTCGATTAGTGTGGAATTACGGATAAAATTAGCCTTGATGGATTCATTCTGGTCCAAGTAATTCTCACTCATCAACTTGTCTAATACCTTCTGTGTAATAGGAGTTTGGCGGAGGTCACGGACAAAACAATCGGAAGAAGAAAGTACATTAGGTATACCGTCACCCTTATCTCCACGGATAATCTTCTCCTTGAGTTCTAAGATTGGTTCCTTTGATACCACATATTTCTTCTGTGATGGATTGTATTGTTTCACATTTGCATAGTTCTGTAACTGTAGGAAATCACCATCACTTGATAGAATCAGTACTTTTTCGTGAGCAGCTTGGCGTGGTGCTAAAGTACCAATAATATCATCGGCTTCGGCACCATCAACATCAATTACTTTGTATGGGAAGTTTTCTTTGAGTTCTACTTTGAATTTGGCAAGCATTTCAAAAATCATGTGCCAATCTAAGTTGGACTTTTCACGACTTTTCTTACGACCTGCTTTATAGAATGGGAAATACTCTTTACGCCAGTATTTACGGTTATCACAACATAATACCACTTCACCATATTCTGCTTTAAAATTCTTAACATGGTTTCGGATAATATTCAGAATCATATGGCGAACCAGACTTTCATCTAGTTTGCCTTTATGATTGGCAATTTGTGCCATAAGTCCGGCAAGTAATACTTGGTTTAGGTCAACGAGAATCATAACAAACTTTCAATAGTTTCAATAGGAGGCTATTGTATCACACTTTTTCTAATTTGTCAAATATTCGTTGGATGAAGCCACCAGAAGTGGTAGTTTTCCTTACAACCATACCAAACCAATTTTGTGGTATTAGATTGGAAATGTATTCATATGGATCCAAGAAGATTGCCTCGAACCGATCAACATCATATAACTTATCGTTTTCGGTATCATCTTTGAATAATACCACTTCATAAGAATCACCCAATGCATTACCACCTAATTTTTCTCCTGGTGTTTTAAATATTGAAGCTTCGATATGAACTTCATCATCCTTTTCACCTGGTAGAAAGAAGATTGCATCAAATGGTCCTTCAGGATCATTCTTTAATTTTTTGAGATAGTCTAACATTGTAATCCTTGAGATGTGATTTTCTCACTCTTACCATAATCCAACTGTTGTAGTATTCTTCCGTTTCCATAACGCCACGGATGAATTGTTCTTTTGCTTCAACATAACTACATTCGCCTTTGGATTGGCAAAGATGTAAAATTTCACGGGTGAATTTGTCATGACCTAATGATAACACATCTGTAGTTAGTTCGGCACTACTTCCATAGTAAGTTTGCCAATCACTCGATGCTTTATACCGTTTCTTTTTACCTTTGACTTGTTTGGTTTTGGAAGAGTAAAAGAATTTCTTCCCAATATATTTTCTACCATTCGTCAGATTAGTTATCTGATACACGAACCCGTAATTATTACCAATCAAGTCTTCCGTAAAATCTGTATTATTATATGTCCAGTTTATTCCCATGCCTCATCATCCAAATCATCTTCATCCTCTATATAGGATTCGGATAATTCTTCGATGATTTCGCCACAGAATGGACAATGTTCAGGTAGTTCTTGTGAAACCAATTCTTCTGTGAATTGAACTGTGTATTGTGATTCACAACTGAGGCAATCGCCTGATAGTGCTTTGTCTGTCATATGCAACCTTTAATGAGCCCAAACATCACCCCAATCTCCTGATAAAGAACCTTTAGCATAATCAGTTGCTCTGTTCTCAAAGAAGTTTGTGTGTGTTGGTGCGTTAATCATTTCTTCTACCCACGGCAGAGGATTACGTTTCACTTTAAACTGACCTTTGAGTCCTAAAGAAATCAATCTACGGTCGGCAATATAACGAATATACTTCTTAACATCTTCAGATGATAAATCTTCCATGGCACCCATTTGAAATGCCAAATCAATAAACTTATCTTCTAATTCTACCATGCGTTCAGCAATGGTATATAATCTACCTTTTAATTCATCGTTCCAAATTTCACGATTCTCTTCTATGTATGTACGGAACAATTTGACCATATTCTCGGTATGTTGTGTTTCATCAACAATAGACCAAGTAACAATCTGACCCATACCTTTCATCTTACCGTGGCGTGGGAAGTTCAACAACATAATGAATGATGAGAACAATTGCATACCTTCAGTAAAGGCCGAGAATACGGCAATATGTGTTGCTGTATTTTCTTTGGTTGTATTTTGGCCAGAGATATTCATGACATAATCATGTTTCTCTTTCATTTCGGCATAAGCCATAAATTCATTATATGTTGTATCTGGTAGACCGAGAGTTTCGATCAAATGTGAATAAGCAGCAATATGTAAGGCTTCACGAGCAGCAAATCCCAATAACATCATTCGTATTTCGGGTTGAGGGAAATAAGGAAGATAATTATTAACATAACCGCCAGCAACGTCAATATCTCCTTGGGTGAAGAATCTGAAAATGTGAGTGAGGAATTGTTTTTCTTCTTTTGTAAGTTTTTTCTTCCAATCTTTAACATCTTCAAGCATTGGTACTTCAGTATGTAACCAATGAGATTGCTCATGCTTAAGCCATGCATCATAAGCCCAAGGATAATTAAAAGGTTTAAAATATGAGCGATCATCGGTCATCCTTGATTCTGTTTTTTTGATCATTCTTTTCTCTTTACATTAAAATGCTACTGATGAACCACAACCACAGGTTGATTTAACTTCTGGATTGGTTATAATAAATTGTGAACTAAATTTTACATCTTTATAATCTAAAGTAGCTCCCATTAAGTATTGTGCCGACATTGAATCAACAAACACTTTAATGGAATCTTTTTCAATCACAAAATCATCTTCTTCTTGTTTGTCATCAAAGGTGAATTCATATTGAAAACCCGAACACCCTCCACCTCTTACTGACATTCTTAATGCCAAATTACTGTTGTCTTTTTCTTCAAAAATTAAATCTCTAATTTTATTAAAAGCGTTATCTGTT